GCGCATTTAACACTTGGACAATGGGAAGTGCAGGAACAACAACTTATGTCCAAACAGACGCGCAATACATTGGCGAAGCTATATCAACAACTGCTTTAAAATTAAATGAAACACCAACTGATATACTATTTGGTAAGACAAGTGGAAGTATTACAAAAGGTAAACCAACTCTTGTTGAAGCAGATGGAGATTTTGCTCAAGTTACAGGCTCTACTACAACCATAAGTGCCATAACAGGCGCATCAGTTCATAATGCACAAACAGGAAACACAGGAGATAAATTTGGAATGGCATCAGATGGCGCAGGGGTAGTCTGCGCAATATGGCAGGGATCAAGCAGTTATGCTTATGTAGCTAAAGCCACTATAGATTCTGGTAATACTCTTAATTGGGGAACGCCTGTTGTACTAACTTCAGATGCGTCAACTTTTTGTTCTGCATATTATGATAAAACAAATACTTTCTATGTTGTTCAATATAGTTCTGGTAATAGTTGGTATGCTTTCAGAGTAGAGGGATCAGGATCAACAGCAACAGCATCTAATGTTGGCGTATATTCAACTTCATCTTATGGTTTAGGATCAGGAGTTTCACAAGGTGTATCGGTTTATGATGAAACGCAATCTTGTGGAGTAACTTTTCTTGGAAATGCTACAAGTAAATTAGGCTTACTTACATCAAATCAAGCTCAAACATCAGCTAGCGGTGGAACAGGACTTGGCTATAGAGGACTTTCTTCTCAGATAGGTAGTGCAGGTTCATCAGCAGGGCGAGTAGGACTAGATTTTGATCAAACTAATAATGTTGGATGTATGTGGTATAGAGATGAAGATAATGGTAATTATCCAACAGTTAGAGCTTTTACTATTAATGGCACAACAACTTATGGAGATGCAGTTTTAGGAACAGCAGTAGTATTAATAAGTAATGGAACAGATGCTTATGGTGGTATTGCTTGTGGTTCTCCAGACAGTTCTGAATGGGTTACTGTATGGAGAGAATCTTCTACGGAATTATGGTATTCTACTTTAACTCTTAGCGGAACAGATATTACAAACACCACAGCTTTAGCAATGGCTAGGGATGGTTCAGAAGAATATTATGTTGAGGGAACACAGCTATTAACTTATAATCCAAAATCAAAAAAATATTACTTTTCTTACAATAATAGCGCAGATAATTATGACATTATGCTTAAAGAATTAAGCTACAGTAATGGCGCAATAACAGTCGATAGCACTATAAAAGTTATCGATGCGAGTTCTAGTTATACTCAAAATTATTATTGGAATGTTAAATGGGTAGGAAATACAACTGTTGAAGCTCAAGAGGGCTATATGTTGTTACTCGGAAAATATGGTAATCCTACAAATAGCACAGGAACAACTTACTATGCTCCAGAATGGACTAAAGAAGAAACTAATTTAACTTCTGAGAATTTTATAGGTTTTGCTGATACTACATCTTCAGCAAACGAAACATCAAAAGTAAAGATAATTGGTTTAGATGTTAACCAAAGTGGTTTAACCGCAGGGCAAATCTATTATGTAAAAAATGACGCTACTCTTTCTGAAACTGCTGAAACAGGAAAAGTGGTTGAAGCAGGCAAGGCAATTTCAGCAACCAAACTATTAATAAAAGGATAAAAAAATGCAAGTATTGACATGGAATAGTGGCGATAACGAAAATATCGCAATCTATCAATTTTCAGATGATACAAATATTGAAATTGGAAATGATCGAACAGTTATTAAAGACGCAAGTGGTAATGAGGTTTTAATTATTTCCGATGTAAATACATCTAATGTAAATCACTTCACAGATGTTTCAGAACCAGAGTCCGAGTATTATGGATATAAATGGTTTTATACAGAAGCAGATGGATGGTCATTAAACGAGAATTGGGTTGATCCAAGAATAGAACAAGAACCACAATAGGATAAATAATGTTTGGGTTCACTTCTTATTCAGAGGCTACATATAGTTCTGAAGGCACTGTTGCAATACCGGTAAATGTGACCGCAGGTGTCGGAGCTATAACTGTAAGTGGACAACAACCAACAGCTAATATCGGCAATAATATCTCAGCATCAACAGGTGCTGTTACTATTGCAGGACAAACGCCAACAACCTCTATTGGCGCTTTAATAAGTGCTAATGTTGGCAACATAACTTTAAACACATATCAGGCAAATACTAGTATAGGCGCTGATATTAATGCGGGTGTTGGAGGGTTAACTTTCACCACACAAACGCCTTCCACACTCGCAGGACAAGATTTAACTCCCGGTAATGATACCTTAACTATAACAGGACTAACTCCAAATGTTATAGAGGGAGATGTTATATTAGTAGGAGCAGGCAGTTTAACCTTAACAGGTTTACAACCCACTGTTCTATTAGGTCATGACATCAGGCCTTCTACAGATGCGTTAACTATCACAGGACAACAACCGATAAGTGCTGTTGGAAATGTGATAAGCGCTAATGTCGGAGATCTATCGCTAACAGGATTAACGCCTGTTACTAACGCAGGTATAGATGCAAATGCAGGCGCAGGCTCAATCACTATAACAGGTGAGGAGGCAGAATTTACTAATGATGTTATTATTGATGTAGGCGCAGGCTCTATAACATCAAACACATTTAGTCCTGATATAGAAGCAGGAATAAATGCTCAACCGGATAATGCTATAATAAGTATAAGCGGTAAAACACCTGATTTAATAATAGGTAAAATTATTAACTTAGGAACAGGCGCTGTTAATATAACAGGATTACAACCTGAATTTAATGAAAACGAGTTTGCTTATCCAAGCACAGGTTCAATAACCACGCAAGGACATCAACCGACAGTAAATGAAGGAGATGTAATAGCAGTCGGAGCAGGGTCAATATCCATAACCGGCTTAGCTCCAACATTAGATGTATCAGTCGATGCTAAACCAAATGCAGGAAGCTTAGTATTAACAGGCAAACAACCAATAGTTCATGTTTCGACATCTATTGGTCCAATATTATATGCGAAAGACAAGCGAATAATTTACGCGAAAGACAATCGCACATTAAACACAAAATTTTAAACAAGGAGAAGAAAATGGCGGCAGGATCATTTACACTTTACAACAATGCAAAATTATTAATTGCTAATAATGGAGTCGACCTTGATGGCGATACATTTAAAGCTATGATGACTACATCATCTTACACACCAAGTGTTAGTGGCAACACAACTAAATCAGATGTTACTAACGAGATTGCTGACTCTGATTATAGCGAGCAGACTTTAGGTTCAGTAACTGTTGCTGAGTCAGGAGGAACAGTTACATTTGACAGTGCGGACATAAATTTTGGAAGCTCAGTTACAATTAGTAATGCAAAATATTTAGTTATATATTCAGACACTCACGCAAGTGATGCGTTACTTTGTTATGTTGATTTAGATACTTCAGCGGCATCCGGTGTAAGCTCAACTAATTCACAGTTTCAGGTTACTATCAACGCTAACGGCATATTTACCTTAGCATAGGAAATATTATGCCTCGTTATCCAAACGCGGTAGCTGTTGACAGCTATAATTCAACTAAAGCTGTCGGCGAAACGCTACCATATAATATTAACTGGTCCGATATGCTAGCAAGTGCTGAAACCATCAGCACTTCTAATTGGACAGTAAGTAATAGTGAAATGACTTTATCTGACTCGCAGATTAGTGGAACACAAACCACTATCAAAGCTTCTGCAGGTAAGAATGGTTATAACTATGTTTTAACAAACACAATAGTTACCTCAAATGGCAATACTGCTGTGAGGAACTACAACATATTGGTAGAACCGAAATGACTACAGACTTAGAATACGATTATGTAAATCAAGAACCGGTATTAGTAACAGCAGGAACGACTTGGAAGTGGGACAGAAGTTACTCAGACTTTAAAAGCGACACTTATACCTTAACTTATTACTTTAGAGAAAGCGCAGGTAAGAGTAGCTTTAATATCGTTGCGGCGGCTAATGGTAATAACTTTAGAATAACAGTCCCTAAAGCAACAAGCAAAGCGTATATGGCAGGTATATATACCGGTCAGGGTTTTGTTGAAAGCGCGACTGAAAGATACCAAGTATATGATGGCTCAATAGAAATACAACCTGATTATTCATTAGTATCAGATGGACAAGACTTTCGCACACATAATGAAAAAGTATTAGAGCAGATAAAAGCGTTGCTAGAAAATAAGTTTGTTGATGATGCATCTAGTTATTCAATAGCAGGTAGGTCATTAACAAAGATGTCTATAACTGAACTCTATGATCATAAATTATTTTATGAAAGAGAAGTCGTTATGGATCAAAGAAGAAATAGAGCAAAGCGCGGTCTACCGACAGGTCAAATAATATACGGAAAATTTAACAGCGGAGTATAGTTAATGGCTTTAATGGACATATTTAAAAGAAACAAAAAAGCAAAAAAGAAAAGAGAATTTACCGCAGGTAAGTTTGGCAGATTGTTTAATGATTGGAAAGCCACCAACCAATCTCCTAATGAAGAATTAAAAGGTAATCTACAAACAATAAGAGATAGAGCGCGTGATTTAGAACGAAATAATCCAATAATACAAAGGTACTTTCAATTATTAAAACAAGGTGTCGTAGGTGTTGGAGAAGGGTTTAAGATTAAAGTAAGAGCAAGAAATGCTAATGGAGAGTTAGATAGTCCTGCAAACGATTTAATAGAACGCAAATGGTATGAGTGGTGTGAGAACCCTGATATAAGCGGCAGATATAATATGCACGACCTATATCAAATGGTAATGGTAGGTTTAGTAAGAGATGGCGAAACATTTACGCAATTTATTCGTTCTAAAGATGGCTTTAAGCTAAACTTCTTAGAGCCTGATTATATTGACTCAGACTTAAATAAAGATATTAGCGATAAAAAAGAAATACGCATGGGTGTTGAAATAGAGAAGAGGTCTATGAAGCCTACTGCATATTATTTAAAGGCTAACCCATATAGTGACATATTAACTAATGTTACTAATGTAGATAAGAATATAAGACTGCCTGCAGATGATGCACTTCATTTATTTGACTCGCATAGGTTTGGTCAGGTTAGAGGTTACCCTCGAATTGCTAATGTAATGACAGCAATTAAATGGTTACAAGATTTTAGATATAGTGAACTAATAGCATCTAAATCTGCGGCGGCTAAAATGGCGTTCTTAAAAACACCAACAGGCGATAATTACGCAGAAGGCTATTTAGACGATGATAATGCTTATATGCCTACTATGGACTTCTCTCCTGGTACGATTGAAATGCTACCGGAAGGCTATGATATAGAGTTTATGGATAATAAACATCCAAACACGAATGTAGACCAATATGATAAGTCAATGATTAGAACAATAGCGTCAGGTTTAGGCGTTAGTTATGCAAGTTTATCTAATGATCTATCACAAACAAGCTACAGTAGTTCAAGAGTCGGTCTATTAGATGAAAGAGATTATTATAAGCAGAACCAATCGTGGTTAATTCACCATTTTTGCATACCTGTATATAGAGAATGGTTAAAACACAATCTAACTATAGGAGCGTTAGAATTTAATAATGGACCAATAAAGTTACAAAATTACGATAAATTTGCTTATAGCTGTTCATTTATACCAAGAGGTTACTCTTGGATTGATCCACAGAAAGAAATTCAAGCATCACAAATGGCTTTAAATAATGGCTTAATGACGATGCAAGATGTTTTGAACCAATATGGTAAAGAGTTAGGCTCACACTTTAGTGAGTTAGATGCTGAAAAAGCATTAGCTGATCGGTTTAAGATCGAGTTGGCGTTTCAACCATTTGGAACAAAGTTTAACACCACCACCGGTGAGGTCTATGACCAAGGTCCGGTAAATAACCAAGAAGGAGAAGAAGATGCCTGAAGAAATCAAAGCTCAGATAGGCGAAAATGCTGATGGAGACAAATTCAGCATAGTTTTAGAACCTGCATATAAAGAAGAGGAAGAAGAAACAGAAGAAACTGAAGAAACAGCGCCTGCTGAAGAAGCATCAAATAGCTACGAAGATGAAGAGGAGTCTAGAAGTAAAAAGAAAGGCTTGTCTTTAAGAGAAGGAAATGTTGAACGCGCTTCCTTCCCATTAGAAATACGCGAGGCTACTAATACTTCAGATAGAACTTTAACAATGTCTGTAAGTTCAGAGTCTCCGGTCCAAAGAACATTCGGCAACGAAATTTTAGGACATAGAGATGGAGAGGTTAGATTATCTCGACTATTAAGAGATGCTCCACTCCTATTAAACCACAATACTGAAAACCAAATTGGTGTGGTTGAAAATGCAACGCTTGACAGTGATCAGGGTAGATTATTGGCAACAGTTCGGTTCGGTGAATCGGAATTGGCAAGTGATATATTTAGAGATGTTCAGACAGGTATCCGAAAAAATGTAAGTATCGGTTACCAAATTCACAACATGGAACGAAGTGAAGACGAGACCAGTCAAGATGTCAGAGTCACTGATTGGGAAGCTTATGAAGTGTCAGTAGTAAGTGTGCCTGCAGATAATACTGTAGGTTTTGACAGAGGTCTTAATTTAGGTCGTTCACAATCACTTATAGATAATCTTAACAAGGAGAAAAAAATGTCAGAAGAAAATAAAACTGATAATAGCGTAGACCTTGAGTCTGAAATTAGAACTAAAGTGTCAGAAGAAATGAAGCAAAGAAAGAATGAAATTGCTGAAATTCTTGAAATTGGCGCAAGACATAATAAATCAGACTTAGCGAGAAAAGCAGTAGAAGACGATGTAAGTCTTTCAGCTTTTAGAGGTCAAATTTTAACAGAGCTAGAAAACACTCCAATAGAGAAACAAGAAATTGGTCTTAATGATCAAGAAAAAAGAGAGTTCTCTATTGTAAGAGCGGCTAAAGCTAAAGCAGGTATGATTAGCAGAGAGGAAGCGGCTTTTGAATTAGAAGCATCAGAAGCTTACTCAAAGAAAATCAGAAAAGAAACACAAGGTTTCTTTATTCCTGAAGATGTAACTAATGATTGGGGTCAGAGAACAATGAACACTGCAAACAGTTCTTCATTTGTTTATACTGATAAGCAGTATGGTAATTTAATCGATGCATTAACACCATTCAGCACCATTCTACAAGCTAACCCAACATCAATTCCGGGTAATACAGGTAACATCGTAATACCTAGAGTTTCTGCTCTAAGTACAGTCGGATGGGTAACTGAAGGAAATGATGTTAACCAAAGTGATCCAACATTAGACAGCATCACACTTGATGAAAAGACTGTTGGCGCGGCAACTGACTTAACTAGAAGTTTACTACAAAATACCGATGGCTTTGCGATTGAGCAGATGGTGAGAACCAACTTGCTTAGAGCAACTGCTGTTGGCATTGATGACGCCGCTCTAAATGGAACAGGTGCTGCAGGACAACCTACAGGCCTTCTTAATGTAGCCGGTGTAAATGCAGTAGCATTCGGTGTTGCAGGCTCACCTACTTATGCCGAACTAATAGAATGTGAGTCAGCTATATTAGCCGACAACAAAGCATTAGATGGCGGTAGCGTTGCAGTTATTACAACACCTGCACTAAATGGATATGCTAAGTCACTCGCAACTAATGGCGCAGGCTCACCTGTAGCTCAACGCGACGGCTTCATAGACGGCAGAAGAGTATTAATCTCAAGTCAAGTAGCGGCTAACAAATATATCCTCGGAGACTTCTCTGAGTTTATAGTTGCAACTTGGGCAGGCGGTATTGAAGTAGAAGCTGATCCATACGCATTATTTAAAAGCGGCGGATTAAGACTAAGAGTTCTAACTTCATTAGACTTCGGTGTTAAACACCCGGTGTCTTTCGCAATTGGAGCTTAGTGCTTAATTGACTTTAACAACTAAAAACACCTTTGAAGGAGATGGGAGGGAGAAATCCCTCCCTAATAAAAATATGAAAATAAAACCAACTAGAGATATGTATATTAATGGCGTAGTCGTAAAAGCAGGTGAAACTGTTGAATGCGATGACAGAGATGCTAATTATTTAATTAACAACGGATTAGCTGTAGATGCTAAAGCAAAGTCTAAAAAAACAGACCGCGCTGTTAAAGGCGAGGAGCTAGAAACTCGTGGAGATTAAATTAATTAAAGATACTGAAGTTTTAGGTATTAAAAGAAAAAAGGGAGATGTGATAGATCTCCCACCTGATAGCGCTGAAAAATATATAAATGCGAAATTAGCAGAACCTAACAACGAAACAGTAGAAGAAGTTATTGCTAAACCAAAAACAGGCAGTCTTAACGCGAAGAGTGAGTAATGGGTATATATACGACACCATTAGCCTTCTTTAATACTGATGCGTTTGGTCAAAATATTACTTATACAGTAGCGTCATCAAACGATACCTATATTTTAAAGGCAATATTTGAAGACCCATATTTTACTTTTGATGGTGGTGGAGCACCTGTATCAAGCTCCACTCCAACCATACAATTAAGAACACAAGATTTACCTAATGGATATGCGGCAGACGATACAATAGTCCTAACGGATGAAGTCACAGATACAGAAAAAACATTTAAGGTTAAAGAAATACAACGCGATGGCACAGGCATTTCTTTAATTCATTTACAATTACAATAGGCAGATATGTCACACGCAAGACAACAAATTAGAGACCGGATAATAACAACATTAACCGGATTAACAACAACAGGCAGTAAAGTTTATAACACTAGGTTATACTCTCTAGTGCCTAACGCAAATCTACCATGTTTGTTAGTTTACACTAACGACGAGGCTTGTGAGCGTGAATATGGCAGTCCATCTACCTATAAACGAATGTGCGTCGTATCTATTGAAGGGATTGCAGAAGGCAACACATCAATAGAGAACACTTTAGATACTATATCAGGAGAAGTAGAAGATGCACTCGGAGCTGACCCTAATTTAAATGGCAAGGCAATAGAAATATCATTAACCTCGACAGAGGTAGAGATAACAGCAGAGTCTGAAAAACCTATTGGACTCATAAGATTAAATTATGATGTTCTTTATTATACAAGAGCAACTAATTCACAAACACCTATAATTTAAGGAGATATTATTATGGCAATAGCTAAAGGTTATGAAGCAGTAGTTAAAGTCGGCTCAGATACATTGGGTCAAGTTACTGACTTCTCATTTAATAAAACAGTAGATAGCGTTGAAACATCATCAATCGGAACAACTAGCAAATCATTTATCAACACACTTGAGTCTTGGTCTGGTTCAGTTAATTTATTTTTTGATGATGCAGATACAGCAGGCGCGGCTTTACTAACTGCTTGTGCAGGCGGTGGATCAAGCGTAACAGTTTCTTTCTATGTAGAAGGAACAACATCAGGCGTGGATAAATACTATTCAGGAGATTGTTTAGTTTCTTCGCTTGATTGGAGTGAGTCAGCTAATGGATTACTAACTGCATCAGTTAGTTTAACAGGCACAGGCGCACTATCACAAGCAACAGCACCATAAGGAGATTAAATGAGCTTAAAGGACCGGCTCTTAGAGCTACAAAAGGGAAAGGAAAAATATTCTTTCTCTATACCCGGTTTGGCTGATAATGGAGACCCATTAAAAGTCTTTTATTCACAACTAACAGTTCGAGAGGACACAAGACTTCGAAAACAATACCCTGAATTTTATAAACAACTTCAATCTGGTGATCTACCAAGCTTTCAAGCTATAGTAGATTTAATCATAATGAAATTGACTGATGAAGAAGGGACAAAAGTTTTTGGAGATGAAGACCGCTCTTATTTATTAGGAATGGATGTTAAGTTCATAACTGATGTTGGCGCAAAATTATTAGAGAATATCTTTGATGTTCCTGATGTTGAGCAAGCTGAAAAAAACTAACTAGCGATCAGTTTACATATCTTATTTATTTATTAGCTGATCGTAAACACACCACTATAGATGCAATATTAGATTTAACCTTTGAAGAGTTTGTCTATTGGATTGCGTTTTATCAATTAGAAGCAGAGAAAATTAAAAATGAGTCAAGCAAAATTAAGCACGCTACTAGTAGCTAAAGACCTAACGCGTGGAGTGTTTAGAGGTTTTACTAGGTCACTAAGTATAGCTAAAAAAGCAGTATTTAACTTTAAAACAGGTCTAGTAGCTCTCGCAGGTATTGCAGGACTCGGTATCTTAACGCAAAGAACCTTAGAGTCAGTCGATGCTAATAAGAAGATGGCTGACAGGATTGGTTTAACTACCAAACAGTTAGGTGGCTTTGAATTAGCCGCCGCACTTGCCGGCGAGAAAATATCTACTGTTCAAAAGACATTAGAAAAGATGGAGAAGAACTTAGGTGAGGCAGAGCAGGGTATAGGTACTGCTAGATATGCTTTAGAAGCTCTTAATTTGTCTGTACATGAGTTAAATAGACTGTCACCTGATGAAAGGTTTAAAAGATTATCAGATGAAATAGCAGGTCTTGCAACGCAACAAGAAAAAGCCACTCTATCTTTCCAATTATTTGGTAAAGGTGGTATGGCTATGATCCAAGTGTTAGAGTTAGGTTCAGAAGCTTTAACGCAGATGCAAGAAGATGCTATTAAGTTTGGTTTAGTCTTAAATGCAGAAGCTTCAGCTAGCATTGAAAAATTTAACGATGACTTCTTTTTATTAAAAACAATCGGAGCAGGTGTATTTAGAACATTCTTAGTCGGATTAATACCGGCAATGACTAAAATGGTCGAGATAGCGATTAAATTTTCAAAACAATTTAGTGAGAATGGTGGACCACAAAGAGCCGCACAAAAGTTACTCGATATATTCGTTAGATTAAGTCACGGAATAGTCTCAGGATATGAAGGTATATTAAAGATGTCCCATGCTATTGGGATGATGGTTAATAATATTCCGGATTGGTTAGTCGGAGAAGAACCTATTAAAGAAGGTTTCTTTATGGCTATTGAAAAAGGTCAGAAGGATGTCGCTAAGTTAAGAGCCGGTATTGATAAAGTCGGAGATGCGGCTAAAAATCTTTTAAATACCACAAAGAGTGAAAACGAATTATCGGAAACAATAGGTTTAACAAATTTAGTAGGAGAAAGTAAAAACGCAGTAAGTGCTTTTAATAAATTAAGGACCAAGGTTGAAGATTTTAGAGGAGCCGCTCTAAGTCACGCCGCCTCATTTACAACAGCATTCGGAAAAGCTTTTGAAAATGTTATATTAGGAACAAAAAGAGTCGGAGAGGCATTTAAAGACCTAGGAAGGCAGATATTAGCGGCATTAGTTAACTTATTTGTCCAAAAAATGATACTCGGACCAATTTTAGGACCATTTGAGACATTTTTTAAAGGATTATTACCTACTCCTCAAGCATTAGGCGGTCCTGTTAAGGCAGGTGGAACATTCTTAGTCGGTGAAAAAGGACCTGAATTGCTAACATTAGGTAGAATGTCCGGAACTATCACTCCTAATAATCAATTAGGCGGCACAAATCAGACAATTAATATAACAACAGGTGTTCAATCGACAGTTAGAGCTGAAATTTTATCCTTATTGCCGGCAATAGCTCAAGCATCGCAAGGACACATGATAGATAATAGAATGCGAGGCGCGGAAGTATGACTATAACCTATCCATTATCAGTTCCTAATACTACTAGTTTTGCTTTAGTCAGAATGTTAGGAGTAAGCAGTACAGGTCAGACTGTTTCACCATTTACTCAAACTACACAACAATATCAATGGGCAGGACAATATTGGGAGGCAGATATAACGACTATTCCTCTTAATCGCGCTCAATCAGCTGAATGGGAGGCTTTCTTTTTAAAGTTAAAAGGAACTTTTGGCACATTCTATTTACAACCTGACCCTAATTCCCTCACTAACCAAGGCACTAACGCATCCTCTCCCGGTTCTCCTACCATTAATGGCGCTCACAGCGCTAATATTTCCTCATTATCTTTAACAGGCGCTACAGGCGGTCAGACCAATTATTTCAAAGCATCAGATTATATTAGTATCGGCACAGGAACCTCTAAACAGTTATTTAAAGTTTTATCCGATGCAAATACTGATGGCGGAGGAAATGTTACAGTCGATATATTCCCACGATTAAGAACAGCTTTATCAGGTGGAGAGAGTGTAACGACAAGTAACTGCACAGGTGTCTTCCGATTAGTTAGTAATGAAATCACATGGACTGTAAATCATCAAAGTTTATATAGCTTAAGCTTTAGCTGTCGCGAGGCACTATAATGGCTCGGACTATTGATTTTCAGACTCAAATAAACGCACAATTAGTAGAGCCTTTTTATGCTGTTCATTTAGATTTTTCAGGAAGCGTTACTAGAAATGTATACACAGAAGTATTAGCTACAGGAGATGGCAATAGATACTCATTAAACAATACTCAACAATTAGTTGTTAATGTTGCGAGAGGAAATACTATTGTTTTTGATCAGAGCGACAGCTCTAACGCAGGACATCCACTATTATTAGCATCAACATTAGATGGAACGACTTATTCTACCGGTGTTACAACGACAGGCACTCCGGGTAACGCAGGAGCTAAGACTGAATGGGTTGTTGATAGCTCTGCTCCTAATACTTTATATTATAAATGCGGTAATCATTCAGGAATGGGTGGAGAAATAAATATTGCTGACCCTGCTCTTAATTTATGGAGTGGATATGGCGAGATAACTTACGACGGCATAACTTATATAGGCGCAGGTGAGTTTGGACAAATATCGGAAATAAAACAAGAAGAACAAATTAAAGCAAATGGGATTAATTTATCCTTGTCCGGTATACCTAACGATTTAGTTGCATCAGCTTTATATGAAGAATATCAAAACAGAACTGCTAAAGTTTTATTTGGTGTTTTAACAGATGGTATATTAGTACAAAACCCATACACCTTGTTTATAGGTAAGATGGATGTAATGACAATCCAACAGGGTGGTGAAACATCTTTAATTTCACTCACAGTAGAAAATTCATTAATAGATTTAAAAAGAACGAGACGACTGCTTTACACAGATGAAGACCAAAAGGCCTTACACACAGGTGATGCTAGTTTAAGGTTTGTTGAAGCTTTACAACAAAAAGAAGTGTTGTGGGGTGTTCCATATAGTGTTGTAGCACCAACAGTTTCAGCTCCATCGCAAGCAGAATTAGATAAAATTTTAGAAGACTTCCAATCAGGTAAGTATTACCCGTTTTAACATGAACGATTTAGAAACATTTATAGCTCAAAAATTACACGAACCATTTAAATATGGTGTGAATGACTGCATTACATTTTCAGCAGAAGCAATAAGATTAGCAACAGGAATAGATCATTTAAAAGATATAAAAAAATGGAATAGTGAAATGCAAGCGAGCAAATTATTAGATAAAATGGGTTATAAAAGCTTAACTGATGTTATTGACAGTCGGTTTCGCCAACACACCAATATTAATAAGTTACAAGATGGCGATGTGGTAACAGCAGAGCAAACATTAGATAAAAGGTTTAATGAATTAGCGTTAATTTATTATCAAGGCTATTTATTAGGACCTGCTAAAGAAGGTCTGCATAAATGTGAAGTTAATGAAGGTAAAAATTTTTTTAATGTAAGAAGTTTGAGGTTAGGATATGCCTGATTTTGCAGCATGGTTATCAGCGCTAATAGTAGATGCAGGTGCGGCTATAGCGTCGGCGTTTGGAGCGACAGGAAAATTAGCCACAGTTATATCTTGGGCGGCTCAGGCAGTTATAGTGGGAGTGCCATTATATTTCACAGCTAGAGCAATGATGCCTAAAGTTGATATGACCGGACTATTAGGTCGAGGTACTTCTCATAGAAACCCAATAACATCTCGCAAAATTATCTATGGAAGAGCTAAAGTAGGTGGACCAATATTATATATGGCAGAGGCAGAATATACTCAGTCAGGAACACCGGGAATGGATAGAGGTAATCTTTATGTATTGATTGGATTAGCCGGACATCAATGTGCTGAGATAGAAACAGTTTATTTTAATGATGATGTTTTAACAATAAACGGATCAGGTGTGGTTACTTCTCCATCTCGTTATTATCCTAATAGTGAAAGTAGAGCTTCAATATTTACAGGATTAATTGGCACAACTACTCAATATATTGGAACTATTTGGGGTAATAATACTGATTTAGATAATGCTACCGACAAATTTAA